ATAGCGAATATCATTGATCCATACTTAGAAAAAATAATTTAAAATGTCAAAATCACAATACAACCTAAACACAAAAACAGATTATTTAAATCGTAAAATGTTTCTAGATCCAATGGGTCCAGTGACTATTCAACGATTTGAAGAAGTAAAATATAACAAAATTGCAGACTTTGAAACGACAGCTAGAGGTTTCTTTTGGGTACCTGAAGAAATCAGTCTTACTAAAGATGCCAATGATTTCAAAGAATCTAGTGACGCAGTAAGACATATTTTCACCAGCAATCTATTAAGACAAACTGCATTGGACAGTTTGCAAGGACGAGCACCCAGTCAAGTATTCACACCAGTGGTGTCATTGCCTGAATTAGAAGCATTAATTTATAATTGGAGCTTTTTTGAAACAAATATTCATAGCCGTAGTTATAGCCATATTATTCGTAACATTTACAATGTGCCTAAAGACGTATTCAACACCATCCACGATACAAAAGAAATTATAGACATGGCCAGTAGTGTCGGTCGCTACTATGATGAGTTGCATAAGATGAACTGTAAGAAAGAACTGGGCTTTGAGTTAGAGTCGGAAAAATCTCACATTAAAGCAATCTACATGGCATTACATGCATCTTATGCATTAGAAGCATTTCGCTTTATGGTGTCGTTTGCTACAAGTTTAGCAATGGTTGAAAACAAAATCTTTATTGGTAATGGTAACATTATCAGTTTGATTCTACAAGACGAATTGTTACATAAAGGTTGGACAGCTTTCTTGATTAATCAAGTGGTTAAAGAAGATCCTAGATTTGCTGCCATTAAAGGTGAATGTGAACAAGAAGTATACCAATTGTACATGGATGTAATTCGTGAAGAAAAAGCATGGGCAGATTATTTGTTTAAAATGGGACCTGTAATTGGTTTAAATGCAAACATTCTAAAAGACTTTGTTGACTATACTGCATCTTTAGCATTAAAGGATATAGGTATTAAATATCAAAGTCCTGCGCCTAAATCAACACCCATCCCTTGGTTCAACAAGCACAGCGATACAAGTAAGAAGCAGACAGCATTACAAGAAAGTGAAAGCACTAATTATGTAATTGGTGTAATGAGCGATAGCATTGACTACGATGCTTTACCTATGTTATAATATATTATGAAAATTAACGAACTAACTTTAAACGAGCAAGCAATAACTCAACAAGAGTTGTCGCAGGTATATGTAAAAGGAAAGCCAATGAGTTTTATTAAAAATACTCCAGTGGCTCTTGTTCCTTTTACAAGTATTGAAAAATTATTTGGCCTTGAAAAAGCACAGGAGATTGCGGCTCTAGCAGGTGCAGTAGATAAAACAAGTTATAGTCAAGCATATCAACAAAACGGATACGTAGTATTCCAATGGAACAGTAATGAAAATGCTCCGGACATTTATATTGCTAGTCCCGAGTCAGTATCTAGTAAGTATGAAAAATTTACTGGTCAATTACCCACTGATCCTAAAGGAAGAAGCAAAGTTCCTTCTTTAGTTGTATTAGATAAACTAGGATTAGATGCCAAGCGTGTGCCTTTCTTTGTTAAGAAAGTTCCCACTGAAATGATTGGTGCAGACGGTGTAGGTCTTGCTGGAAAAGTTATTCAAACTTCTTGGGGCGAACAAACTGTACAACAAGGTGGATTCATTGTAAAAGAACCAAATGGACACATTTATACTGTAGCACCAGATGCACAGGGATTACCTATTGGATATATTAAAGCATAATGAAAAAACTTACAATACAAGAACTTATCATACGTGCTAGTTATCGCAGGGCTAAAATGGCCAACTTTAACTATATACGATTGCTACGAGAAGATTATCCAAATATACCTATCACAGAATCTACGAAGTCAATCATTGATAAAATTAAACAAGGAGCTATATAACATGCAAGTAAGAGTAAAAGACAATAATGAAGAATTTGGAAAATGCGGTTGTGGCCGTAGTCCAAATGGTAAGTGCTGTGGCTGGCACAGTTTAACCGAAGAAGAATTTCAACAAGCACTCTCAGAGTACGAAGAAAGTTTATTTAGGGACGAATAATGAAAGTAGAAATTTATACAATGGAAAATTGTGGTTATTGCCAAGAAGCTAAAAAATTATTAAGTGAAAATAACTATGATTATATAGAACATGTCATCAATGATAACTTTGATGATGTATCTTCAAATGCAACTATTAATCAATTACAGCAAAGATTAAACAGTGATCGTCTTTCTGTGCCAGTGGTTTTCATAGACGATATTTCTATAGTTGGCTATGTTAGATTACAGGATTTTATGTCAAAGAAAAATCAAGGAAGTTAAGATGAAGGTAGAAATTTATACCAAGGACCAATGTCCATACTGTGTTCAAGCTAAAAACTTGTTTAAAACCAATGGCTGGGAATTTACAGAACACTATATCACAGCAGAAACAAGAGAAACATTGTTAGAAAATCTAACAACAAGATTAGGGGTAGCACCACGCACTGTGCCTCAAATCTTTATTGACGATCAGGCCATTGGAGGTTATACTGATCTAGTAACGTGGTTAAAAACTCAATAAATACATATATGTTAAAAGAAAACAAAATTGGACAAACAGTCAGTATGAAACTAGCCAACGGCGATGAAGTTGTGGGCAAAATTACAGGACAAACCACAGAGGGTCTTACTATTAGTAAGCCTGTTATTCTAGCGGCCAGTAGAGATGGACTTCAAATGATTCCATTCATGATGACTGCTGAACCCAACAGTGATTTTGTATTCAAAGCACATACAATTATGTGTGTTGCTGACACTAACGAACAAGTGGCAGATGCTTATCTAGAAAGCACAACTGGCATTAAACCGATTAGAAATAGCAGTAGCATTATATTATAATATGCCAGAAGTACAGAGACAATATGATGCAAATACAGCTGGTGCAGAAATCATCAGAGTTGCTCAACGATCTGTGTACGCTAATAACGTTTTAGTCAGTGTAAATGGCAGTCGAGTCAAAGGGCATGGTATAGGTAAGCATTTTAGTCCAGAAACAGCTAATGGTAGTAGGAATGTATATATAGAAAACATTCCAGTCAATCGTCGAGGTGATAACGATACATGCGGTCATCCTAGAAAAGGCGGAAGTACTAATGTTAATGTCAACGGATAAAATATGTCTGCATTAAGTATAACCTTTCCTACAATACTTCCTAAGAATGAAAAAGATCTTATCTGTATGCTTCTTGCTGGCAGATTAAAAGATTTGTTTAAAGGCAAACTAATTTGTGCTCAGCTTGCGCTAGATGATTTATTTAAAGATGTAGTAGGTGTTAGTGCATTAGGTAGTTTACAAAGTGCTTTAATGGATATGGCCGGTGCCATCGATAGATTTAAAAACATCAGTGGATATAACAATATATTAAACGGTGTTAATCAAGCTCTTGGACAAGTTAATAATGTTTTCAGTCTAGGAGGCTTATGTCCTAGTCCAGTTCATGCACCTAAGATTCCGGATCTATTGGCACAGCTAAATGCAAATTTATTTGGACAAGCAAACAATATCTTAGGCGCATTAGGTAAGCTAAGTAATCCAAAAATGTGTTTGGGCGGCGGTGCTAAAGGCTTTGGTATTAACTGGAACAGTATGCCTGGAGATTTAAAAAATCTTAAATATGCCATTAACGCATTTAAGTCTGATCCTGCAAGATACAAAGCAACTATTGATGCATTTACAAATAACCTTAGAGCTCAAACAGCTAGAATGAACAGCGAGATCAAAAGATTAGAAAAAAATCTAGCAGATCCTTTGGGGTTAAATGAAAAATTAGATACAGGAAAAAATATACAGCGTGTTAAAAGTATCAGTGACGGATATCCTGTAAGAGATGCTAATGGTATATTACATACCAATGTATTAAAGTCTATGGTACCTGCTGACATAGAATCTGTGATAGACAATGGAGATAAAACTCTTGTTAATTATGTAACTAAGCCAATTTTAGATTATTGTGGAGATGTTGTTGGTTATGAAAAAGTAGTAATCACGGGAGATCCAAAATATATAGGTTGGGATCCAAATGGAAGTCCTATTCTTAATACCGACAATCCTACAGTAAATCCTGTTGGAAGTTATGCCAATTACACTTATACTTTCAAACAAGAAGGCTCAGTTATTAAAGTATATGATACTAATGGAGTAGTAGTCACAGATTTAAAATTATCTAGAGGTATTGCGTATAGACTTGGATTCGAATTAACCGATAAAAAAATAAAGTTCTATTCTAATTCAACATTTACTTCTGTATGGACTGAAGGTTTAACTTATAGCAGAAATCCTGAATATGGTAATGAAATGGAAATAATATTACCAGACAGTGATACTGTATTTGTCAGAGGAGATCTTGATTGGTCTGTGTTAATTGAAACTCCTAATTTAAAACCAACATTTTCCTATACCCCTGATATTATATATTGGAAAACTATAGACGGTTCATATTCTGGTAGTTTTACTATTGACGGCGTAAAAGAAATTCCATTTGACGACAGAACCTATGACATATCTATGGCAGTTAAAAAAGCCTCTTTGCATTTAGTACATAAAAAAGAAAATATTCCAGAGACAACAAACACAGTTCAATATGAAACTTCAGTTGAACCTGATCTTAGAAAATACTCTACTACAACCACAATATACAATAGTAATCAGACTATTGCGTCGACTATATCTGTGGATGTTTTAAGCTATAGTATATTGGATGATTTAGAAACAATAGACTATAATGGAAACACTGACCCTAATAATAAAATAATTAAAACAATAACAAGATATGATAATTCATTATTTCTTATAACTAAACGATATGTCAATATAGAGAATGGTATAGAGTTTAATCAAATTTGTTTTTATCGTTGTCCACAGACCGTTGTTGATGGCAACGATGTTATATCTGAAGTCAATGCAGATTACTGCATCTTAATAAAATTTGACACTCCAATTTCGATATTAAATTCATCAAAGCTGCCTTATACTGATAATTATTCTTATAAGGTAACATGTTTACAAAAAAACGACAAGGGTGAGTTTGAATCAACTATGATCCCAATAGCAAATTCTGATGAAACTAAATTTGATATTACATCTGATAGCAAAAAAATTCTTTGGAATTTAACATCGAATAGAGAAGCAAGTAAAACAACTATTGATAAAAACGAATTTATATTACAGACAGATATAGAAATAGATCCATTAGATACTAAGCGTACCTTTATAGATTCTGATCCTAAAGAGTCGAGAATGTATTTTTATTTTAAGTTAGACAACGGGACTGCTATTGAATCAATTATCAGTCTAACGCCAAATTCAAGTCCGAATCCTGCACCTGGCCCTGCACCTAGCCCAACATCTGCTCCATATTGGATTATACAAGGCGGAGTTTGTGTAATGAATGGTTTTGCAGGGGTACAAACAACTACATATGATTCATTGCAAGCATGTCGAGATGCTGGCGGAATATAAAAATAATACATTCTATGGCAAGACAACCAATTTCAACAGCATACATGGGTTCTGGACCAGATAAATCCAATATAATTGCTATACAAAAACGTTTTACCTACGAAGCATGGGATGAACTACTCAATATAGCATTTAGTGCAACTACTGGTGGTGCTACATTTACTTTGCCTATTACTTGGCAGGAGATAAAAGATAATTATGCAGAGATATATGTCTGTGTCAAAGCATCAAATGACTATAATCATACTATTATAATACCAACTGCTATGATTGATAAAACTAATGCAAGTTCTAAGTTTAATCTAGCGACAAGTCCAGAACATAGAATGCTTGTGACATTAGGCGGCGTATTAGAAAAAACTGGTACAATTAAGTCAACAAATAGCTCATCCAGATTGATAATTCTAGCAAGGTAAGTGATTTTTTTCTGCTAAATACTTTATAAATTTGGAGTAATCGTGGCGGCAAAAAGATTTACAGTTACTAATAACGGTAACATACAGACCAGTATAGTAAGCATAACTTTCAATACACATCCTGGTGTTAGGCATACTGCTAATTTATCAGATTTTGGCGGACCGACTAATTTTACAGGCAGCGTTTTTACTCCAACTACTCCAGTTAGCCTTGTCGTAGCACAAACTAAAGAATTCTTCGTAGATCATACATATTTTAGTGGACCTGCTGGTACTAAAACTGGAACTATTGTAGTTAAAAGAACTGCAACAAATGGCGGAACAGCAGATGTTACTATACAAACAACAGTAATAGTAAGTGGTGATGGTAATACAAGTGAAGAACCAACTCCAGCGCCTACGACAAGTCCGACACCTGCGCCAACGCCTGCACCGACACCAAGTCCGACACCAAGTCCGACACCAAGTCCGACTCCTGCACCAGTACCGCCGACACCTGCGCCAACGCCTGCACCAACGCCAAGTCCGACACCAAGTCCAACGCCAAGTCCAACACCAAGTCCGACACCAAGTCCGACTCCTGCACCAGTACCGCCGACACCTGCGCCAACGCCTGCACCAACG